GCACCGGATGCAGCTCCAACGCCGGAGATGCCTCCTGCTCCCGAGGCTCCAGCGGGTCCGAGGGCAGACAGAGACAGTACCTGTTTCTTTGTCACTTTTTCCTGAGCCTTCTGGGCACCTGCTAAAACAGCGGTTGAGCCTGCCAGACTTGTTGTCGCGGCAGTAAGCTGAGTTATGGTTGCGCTCGCTGCCAGCCCAGCGTGCATAGTGCTAAGGAGTAATCTTCTAAATCGTCTAAACGTAAGTATTGTTAGTGTAGCGGCTATGGTTAGCATGGCAAAGCCGGGAAGAGCGGCAAACAAGTAGCCCCCGAACCCACCCATCGATTGACCCGCTTGTTGAAATATTGCAATCCCATAGTTAAAGACTGCCACAACTTTCTGTATAAACTGGAAGACGGGTGCTAAAGATGCAACAACGCCCATAAATGCTGCACTCAATTCTTGCTGAAGGTCTTTTGTAAATGCAGTTTGTGCTGCAAGTTCTTCCATTCTCATTGCTGATTCACTTGAAGCCAAACCAAGTGCCTCAAGATCGCCTGCCATCAGGGCTCCAAGATCACTAACTTCAACTCCAGCAGCGGCAGCCAGTGCTTGTTTCTGATAATACCCCATATCCTCAAACGCCACACCTGCATCAGCAACTGCATCACGAAGCAAGAGCATTCTTTCTGCGGGGTCTGTTACAGATACCATGTCAATGGTATTCAGGAAGGGACCTCCCAGCATAGCGTTTAACTGCCCCACACGTTCAGCGGCTCCCTCAAAAGTGTCAAACTTCTCTGTGATACCAAGAAGAGTCTGAAGCTCTATGCCTGTTCCCTTGGCGATCTCTTTTAAATCGATAAAGGTTTCAATCGATTGCTTGCCAAACTTAGCCATCTTTGGTGATGCAGCAGCAAACTCATCTGCCATTTCACCCGGTCCAACCTTTAGCTCTTGTGCTGCCGTAAACAACTGCCTTGCTGCATAATCAGCTTCATCTGCCGACATTGCAAGTGCTGTAGTCATGAACTGAAAATTCTTTGTTGTGGTCTGGGCGGAGACACCAAGTGCGCCAAGAACGGCTGTTGTGTCTATTAACTGATTTTGTGTAGCCTCGGTTTCTGACGTGAAGTCTGTCATGTTTAACGTCAAGTCTGTCATATTTGCGGCTGTATCCGCTGCCGACACACCCAGAGAAGCTGACCTCATGGCAGCAGACTGCATCTGTAAATTAAACGCTCTGCTTTGACCTGTAGCTTTGTTAAACCCAGCACTCAAGGTGTCCAACTCTTTGCCAAGTGCCAGCGAGGCACCAATAAGAGCCATGGTGCTTTGCATGAAGAAGGTATACATATTCAGGGCTCCCTGAACCCCCATTGTATTTTGCTTCCACGACGATGCTGATCTAGCAAGTGCATTTTGTAAACCGCCCTCTTCTTTGACGGTCATAATCAACTTAGCAGCGTATGACTCTGTTATATCTGAATTCCCTCCAATTATTGGAGTAATTCCTGCTAGAGCCCTTCCAAAATCTTCTGCTCCTGTTGCGCCCGCTTTTTCAAGAGCAATTCTGTCTTCTAGATTTTTAATACTTTCTTTTTGTGCTTCATTATAGTCTTCAAGTGCTTTTTGAGCTACGCCGATCTGCTCTGTCGTAGCCCCTTGCTGAATAAGTCGGTCGCGTTCTAATTTAAGACGCTGTTGTCCGATTGATATAAGCTCCAGCTCAGTTTTATAAATGCCGTTTGTAATTTCGCCGTATGTACGGGCTGCTGCTTCCGTTTTGTTTAGCTGCTCTTCGCGCTGCTCTAACGTCTCGGTAAGCTTTCTGTTTGCTTCTGCGATGTTTTCAATTTCTTCTCTTGATAGTGCCATGGGCTAATTTATGACCTACTTGATAGGCCACTTAACTCCTGTTTCCCTTTCAAACGAAGAAATGGCACTTCTTAGCTTTGAGCTATTGGATACGGTTCTCGGGTCGCTTAGACCGTATTTCTTTGCCACTTCAATATATCTTTTTTCACTCGAAATCGTCTTTACAAATGAATCTATTTCTCTTGGTGTGCCCCTTACAATGCCTTTAAAGAAAGAAACAGGATCTTGATCTAAAAGCACACCCAAAAACATTCTAACACCGTTAGCAAAGTTTCGGATCATGTTTTCATCAAGTTGACCTCCCCTCAAAGAGGCGAAATCTATGACCATTGGCTGTAACTTGTCTTCATTTAGCATTTGTAAGTTCTCCGAACACAGCTTTCTTAGATAAATAGTTCCCTACAAAAGAAAGGTCGAAGGTTTTGACGCCTTCGACCTTGTAACAGGAAGTTGGGGGGTTATCTTCCCTTTTTATTTGATACTTTATCCATTTCTGATTTTTCGTCTTCGAACTGTTTTTGAAGTCGCCTCATAAACCAGTTTCTGACCTGAATGGGGAGGTTATAAGCCTCATAAAAGCTCCAACCTCCATGGTATTTCATCAAAAAGAATGTCTCGTATACATTCTCGATGTATTTATCATTCAGCCCAAAAAAATTTGGCTGTCAGGGGCACCTCCATTTCGGATTCGAAACCGCAGTTGCTACATGAGTAATTTTGCTTCATGTTAATGTTCGGAACAGCCTTCTTGTAGACACCGCGAAGGTATCTAGTATCCATGGCTGGCGCATTATTGATAAAAGACTCGATCAAAGCACGGTTATCCTCGCCATTCACGGCTGTAATAACCCTTCTAAGCTGGTCTGTGACAACCGACTCTGGAAGTCCCTTCTTTTTGCGGCTAGCCGCGAGTTGAGTAAGGTATTTCTCATCGTCACCCGATAGAATACGCATCTGAATCGTTGCTTTGGTGGCTGGAACGGTCACGGTGAACCTTCCCTTGTCTGTTCTTTCGACATCGACACCTTCAAGGTTTTCCCAATCATTAGACTTTAGCTCACTAAGGTCAAATATATGTTCTCCTTGTTCACCACAGCTTGGGCATGTGATTTCAACACCGTAGTCAGAGCCGAAGCCGCTGATACGGGCTGCTATGATAAGAGCATTTTTATCACCAACAGCCATTTCCGCAAGCTTTATTCTTTTATCAACCAATACACTCTCAAGCATTCTATCAATAGCGATACCCTTCTTCAAGAGAGATTGAGAGGTTAAGATATCCTCTTCTTTGGCGGTCATGAATCTAATCTCGACCTGCTCTACTCTATGAAGCGGGTGACCCTCTGGGTAAAACGCCCCCTTCGTAGGTAAATCCACGAAGGTAGTGGGGGTTGTGAAAGCGAGATGGGGGCTTTGCTCTCGGTCCATTGCAGGGGGACTATCGCCCTGCATGGGAGCACCCATACGCTCAAGGTTATTTCTCGACATTTACACCTCTAGTAAATTTGTATTTAGAAAATCTTGTCTATTGCTGGGCTTAGGGAGTTGACTGTTCTAGCCATATCATCACCTTCAGCATTGGCGGTATTAAAGTTGGTCACCGCAACATTGTTAGACGGAACAACGCAAGAAGCCCAATCATATCTAAACTCAATATCAATCGAGGAAAGTTCATCGCTGCTATAATCAAGCTCGGACATGTTGACCTTTGTAATAAACGGAGAATGGAGTGTCCACTCTTCGAGAATCTCAGTGTTTTGCCCGTTGATCATCTTAATCACAACAGAGTTAAGCTGTGCCACAGAAGCTGCTTTGGTGGTGGTCGTACCACGCTGTGCTAGATTAAGAACGGAAGGGTCATAACCACTAAACTTAATAATCTGGAGCAACTGGTTGATTGCATCGGGATTAACCGGATCAACAAGCGTAAGAGTAACCGGATCCCACTTTGTGCGAGTCGGGTAGTAAAACGTATGATTAAGGAACATATGCTCCGTGTTCTCAATAGTAAAGTTAGGTCTACTAACTTTCTTAGCGAACCACTCGGCATTACCCTCCATAGATGTAATGCCAACTAGAAACCTAAAATTCCTTTTTGGATCCTCTGATGTCGCATCTGTCCAGAAATTAGCCATGTCTTGTTTTCTCCTCTACAAGTAAGTAGTTGGGGTGATATAAATCACCCCATTATTTTAATCAGTCTTCGAATGCTGCTCCGGTTCTCGTAATATTAAAGTCAATCGCAATGTACTCGATTGCTCTAGCAGGCTTGAGGAAGATCTTAGCATACAAGATGTTACGATCAATCAAGTCTGGCGTCGTGGTTGTCTTATCAAGAACAACCTTAAAGTCTGCAAGACCAAGACGAATCTTAACGCTCTCCAGTAAAGGATTAACTCTACCCAAGAACCGATCCCAAGTTGCCTGAACATTCTGATCAAACAAGATGTCAGAAGAGATTTTGGAAACTTCCTTCTTGATGAAGATCATCAGGCGACGAACATTAATTCTGTCGAGTGCTGAAGGGGTGACCTGAAGCGTCTTCTGACCGAAGACCACGATTCCCTCGGATGGGAAGCTAGCAATCGGGTTAATGTTTGCCTCGTAAAGCTTGTCTCTCTGCTTAGAACTAAGCTTCTCGGTAACCTGAACGACTGGAAGACCACCCGCACCGTCGCCGGTAAGACCGCCACGGTTAAAGCCAGCAGGGGCAAACCAGACTTCAGACTTTTTCTCGGAGCTTGCAAGTGTACCAAGGATCGGGACAGTAGGAGGAGCCCACAGGAACTGACCAGTGATGGTATCCTGAATCTGGACCCAAGGATAGTAAGTCGCGCCGTAGCTACTGTTAAGACTTCTATCTCGAAGGGCGGTCACAACTCCGTCTAGTGTTGTGGCTGTAACACGAGTCTTAAAGTTGTCTTTGGACTCTGCCGCTGGCGTGTAAACGCCTCGCAAGTCAATGATAGCAAGTGCGTCACCACGCTCCTCGCAAACATTAATCGCTCTTGTCGTAAGGTTCTCATTTACAATACCGGGCAGTGCGAGCAAGTTCATTTCAACAAACTCTGGATCTGAAACCGTGCTGAGGGCTCGGTCAACTGTATTATACACTGCACTATTTTTAGTGGTTGCGCTAGATCCACCGGGTGTAAGCCTGTAGTCGGCAAACGGCTCTTTGTCAGTAATATCAAAGCCATCGGTGCCGCCATAGAGCGGAAGCGCGAACTGGTTAAAGCCCTTGTCTAAGATTCTACCGTATGCTGCATTACCTACAGTGCCATCGCCGCCTGTATAAGAATCGCCTGCTGCGACCGTATTCAAGGTACTGCGACCACTTCTCGAACCCGACATCCAGTATGCCTCTGTCGCCTTGCCGGATGGGACAATAACGTCATCAAGAGTGAACACAAAGCTGTACTCAAGACCTGTAGGGGGTCCGCTAAGGCTGTCAAACGCGATACCGCTAGTAGTGTTCGTTCCTCTAAGATAGTCAACATAGCCAGAATCGTAAGCAGTCGAGTTTCTCGAAGAATCGTAGAGGTGTGTTTGAAGACCAAAGTAAGCGTCTGTTGGGGCTCCTGTTCCGTGATCGGAAGCAGACAACCTTGTAAGTGGCGCTGGGAAGGTCATCGATGCTGTCATATCCAAGATAACATTTTGAGCGTTAGACTGCATGCCAGCCTGTGCGCTCTGACCCGACAGTGACGCGACGTTAGTAGCGCCGAGACCCATAGCATATGGCATCGAAATAGAGCCCGAACCAACGACATACGAGTATTGTGCTTTGAAACTTCCTGTAAAGTTTGTTGTTACTTTCGAATCAAAGCCGTCAGTGTGAATCATGGGCTGGATCGAAGTGATCCCAGCCTGCACCACATGCGAAGAAGAAAGAAGCGTCACGCCCGGTGGACGGGGAGGTCCAAAGAACCCGAACGGAAGCAGTCTTGCGTCCATATTACCAATGTCATCATTCATTTCAACACGAATAATTTCTGATTGATTATTGAACTCTCCGTACTCTCTAAGGCGTGCGTCATCGTAATCATACTCAACGTATCTGTCTCCTATCTTGCGTGCAATATAATTTGGGGACTGTGGGTTGAGGTTACATTGCGAAAATCTTTCAACAACGACCGGTCGGACATCGGCGTCACTAGCCTTACGAATCTCAACAGTAAATGTACCATACTGGTCGAAATCGGTTGTGGACTTTCTAATGTCACTGATTGCAATCTTGTACTGGTGTGCGCTTTCTCCTGCGTCTCTTGCAATAAAGCGGAACAACTTTGTCATGTCCGTGGCATCATAGTTAGCCGGTGCGCCAAGGTCCTGCGAGAATATCCAACTGGTTTGTGCCGAATTAGCATTGAACTTGCGCTCTGCCCACATAGGGGCAACACCGTTGGAGCCAGAACCAATGCCCATGATAATACCATATTTGACACCAGACGTTGCTCCCAGAGTATCAAACAGGTGGCTTTCATATGTCTCGCCAAGCCAGTAAGTCTCCTCACCCTTTTTAAGAAGCGTTGTATCGGTAACCGTCGAGTTCACCAATGTAGGGTCCGTGTTGAACACTTTGCGGATATACTTGTCACTATGCTGGTCAAAGTTGAATCTGGTCTTATGCACAGTGGATGTAACGTTGTTAAGGATCTCTGCGGTAAACTCAAGTGTGCTGTTAGACTCGATAACAACCGCTGAGCCAGATGTCTTAACGTCAGGCACATTTGCTCGCCCAGATCCACTTAGCTGGATTGCCGAGCCGCTGTTAATGTAAAATACAGCAGCGAGCGATCCCGTCCCAAGGTCGCCAGCAGCGCCAGATGGGAAAACAAAGAGACCATATGAACCACCATTTTCAGCAATGTCTTGGTTTAAGGTTGCCCCTCCCTTCGAAGAATGAAAATCCATCAAAGTAGCAAAGCCAGCTTCACCACCCGTTGCCTTTTCGGGGTGTTCGTTTCCAAGCATTCTAATATATGTGACCGGTCCAACACCTGCATCGAGATAAGCTTGTGCAGCGTATGCACCATATGTTGGTCCAGAGGTGTTGCCTTCGCGGAAGTAATCACCGCCGACGCCGCCAGCTTCTGGCTCGCCAAAAGTATTTACAAAATCACTAAACGACTCAACCGTGTAAGGACGCATAGCAGGACCCTGCTTAGCCCTACCAATGACAACAGGTCCAACCACAGGGGCTGCACCGGGTAAACCTGAATTGTCCACCTCCCGAAGAAAGATACCGGGGGAAATGAATTTAAATTTTCTAACGTCTGACATGCTTGTGAGTCTCCTTGCTAATCATTACTGATTGTACGTTAATAAATAGTATCAGAAAACTGCAAACTCTCTTTACTCTCTATATTTTCCCTTCTTTAGGTACTCGTTGATGTCACCAAAAATCACATGCTCTCTAGGTATTTTTACTTCCACAGCATTCTCTCTTATAGAGATTTTTGGTCTAGGGTCGTTCTTCCCTTCACCTATAAGGTAGCCAAGAACTTTGATGTCAAATTCGTTAAGATAATACCTTGAATCATCTCCAAGGTTTACTTGATTACTGTTGTCTGATATATCACTCTGAATAAAGCCTTCGTATTTATGGTCGTCCCTTTCTAAGAATATATTACTAATCTGACCGCTCCTAGTGATAAAGGGTTGTAAAATTTCATTTATTTGTTGTACATATTCTGCTCTGATTGATACAGTATAGTTAACTGCTATATATGTTGGGACTGGCATCGTGATTGTTTCATAGACAACCTTCTTGTTGTTAAACGGAAAGGTGGACTGCCCGTATAATCTCTTTGACGTGGCATTCGCAAATTCAGAAGTCTTTTTTTGCTGTATTCTTCTCGCCACAGTTATAGCTCCACCCTTCTCATCTTGCCTGATTGGTATATGAGAAAACGCTACACCCTTAAACGTGGGGTCCTTAGAGACAGTGCCCCTCTGAAGGGTGATCATAGGAAGGATAATCCGGCTACTCCCATCTCTCATGTCTCTATCGTTCTTGATTTGCCAACTTCTTTCGGAGCCAACCCACCTAACTCTTACTTTTTCCCATCCGTCTTTTGTTGTCGATGAGACGTTGATTGAATCGTTAATCCAATCGTACATAGCGTAATCAATTGTTTCTAAGGTGGAAGGCATTAAAGTTATTTCACGAACATTCGCGTCTTGTGTTTCATTGGGCATTGAAAGTACCCTCCCTAACGGCGGTGCATTTAGCTGCTATTTCCATTCTATTGTCTATCTGTCCAAACAGTCTCGACTCGGATAACTGGACAATCTCATAGAATATATCTCCATATAACACAAAGTCACCCTGACGTACATATAAATCTTGATCTTCTGTCAGCCTTCTCCTGTGAAAGTGAACATTTATATTTGCATCAAAATCGACGCCTATCTTGTCGGTGTAAGTTGTCTGATAATCTATCATCTCGACTAGAGCTAAGACTCTAACAGGCGGCAGAAATGTCTTCATAATCGCCTCACCATAGAGATCATGAAAATTAGTTCTGTCAACGTCGATTGGGTAATAAACAATTGCTTGCCCTATGACTTTTTCAATTAGCTCATCATTTACCTGCTTAACAAGGTCTCTCTCTTTTTTTCCTGTAAAAAGAGGAGCAGGAGGGCTATCTGGCTGTGACCACTTATCCTTTGGCATATTCTTTTATCCTTGATATATGAGTAGTGGAACAAGCTTGCTACTGTCGTTGACACTCTTCATGAGTGCAGCTTCCTGCTCTGCTATCTTAGCATAAGTCATTTCTTCCAAGTTAGTCTTAAGTTCCTCGCGTAACTTTTCTTGTTCATCCTTTGCTTGTGAAAGCAAGTCGGACCCATTCAAGTTAACAGTTTCGCCGGGGATCGGTATGGAACCAAACTTACTTCTAACTTGTCCGAGCGTTTCTTTGGTCAGAGCTAGTGCAAATCTACGAATCCATTGCTTTCCTATAGAGTTTATTGACTCATAAGGTATATTGCTGAAAGGTATAGTGTTCATATTATTGATACCTTTCACTCCTGTATCTTGATCACTCTCATCTTCCCATGAGTTTGATTCGTTATCTATAGTGAACTCAACCCATAGTTTATTTATGGTTTGTGCATCCGGTGTCGGGAAAAGCCTTAAGTTATTATTCTTCAGTTCATACGAATAGTGAGAAAGCCTAGTGTATATATGGTCTTCATATGACATAGCTTGAAGTTTATTCTGCCATACGGGTACTATCTCAAAAGTTGAGTCGTCCGTGTATTGACCGTACCCATAGATCGATCCGTTTCCTACAACATTGAGCCCGCCATAGTAGCCAAAGAATCTCCACATTGACTGGGGTGTCTTATAAAAGACTTTTTCAATTGTTATCCTATTGTTCCCGACCTGCAAGGCATACGGCTTACCAGAATCCGATTCAGCCGCCGAACTAGAAATAATATTCTGTAAGTCATAATCTTGCTGATTCGTAACTAAGTCAATGGAAGCCGAGTAAAATGATTTGGTGCCGCCAAAACCCGCGTATGATGAAACAGAAGGTCCAACACGCTTAGGGTATCTTAAGTCAAACTTAGGATATCTTAGCTCAACGTTGCTACCACTAAGTGCATCACCACCTCTTATGACGCCGTTATGATCAAAGCTGGCTGTTGCTTGTCCAAGAACATCACCAAGAATATTCTTTGCTTGGTGCGTGTTTACAATATACGAATATTCTAAACAAGCCTCTTCATAATTGGAGTACACCGACCCAGAGGTAACCTCAATATCTAAAATATCTCCGCCAAGCTTTTGATATGTGTACGCTACTTGATCTGATGCGCCAGACAAAAAATCAACCGAGCCCGTATACATGCCCAATGGGCATGCTGAAGATACGTCAGTTGTTAAGCCTGTAGCTGGGAGAACAACTGCACTTTGCTGACTTACTGGACTTAGCTTGGGTATAGCCATACATGATCCCTCCTATCAAAGTAAATAGTCAGCCAGATAACAAAAGAGCGCTACTTCTTGGAAGTTGTTTTTCTTGCTCTAGCTTTAACAGCGGGCTTTCTCTTCGCTACGGCAGGGGATCTTTTTCGAGTCGTTACCTTCTTAACAGGGGCTGGCTTCTCCTGCTCTGGCTTGGGATCTAACTCTTTTTCCACTTGCTCAACAATAGGTGTCTCAATAACTTGTTCCTCTTTGTCTAAGACTGGCTGGGCAGGTGGCTGTCCCTGTAAATTTGCTTCGACAAGAGTTCGCCACTTTCTCATTTGTTTTAAGTGTTCAAACTTTGGATTTCTTAAAATTCTTCTTTTCTTACCCATCATTCCTCCAATGGTTATAATAAATAGTTCTTAAAAAAGAAAACCCCCAACCCAGAAAGGGGAGGGGGTCGGAGCATAAACTCTTATTATAGACTAGCCAGCAGCGTCTGCGAACAGCGTGTCGGAGGCGTCAACAATATTGCCAGTAACATGCATGTATGTTCCGTCGTTTATAATATTAAAAACTTCACCACAGGTGGAGTTAGTGCTGCAAGTGATAAAATCATTTGAGCTTGGATCCGCTTTTACACTTCCGCCGCCATCAGAAGCGATAAGAAATCCGTTGAAAAAATCACCAGATTTGGTGCCAATGTTGACTTTTTGGTCCATTGTCCCACCATCTTGCTCATCAATGACAATAGTGATGTTCCAGCCAGTTCCAACGTCGGCAACACCGGGCAACTGAATCAAAGTTGTAGCGGCTGGATTCACGAGAATCGTAGTGCCACTGTCATCAGCGGTGCAAGTATAGTTTGCTGTTTTAGTTTGAAACTTTCGCAGACCACCTTTAAGTGTTGACTGGTTCAGTTGCAACTCTCTCTTTAAATTCTCAATTAATGCTTGGACTCTAGCCAAGCCTATTCTTTTTGTACCCATAGTCTATAACCCTCCATTTATAATCATGTCATCAAACATAGGACGAACCTTGATTGGTTCATTCATAAATAGTCCATTACAACTTGTTAAGTGAATATATAAATAAAAAACCCGCCCTCCGAAGAGAGCGGGTTAGATTGTTATCTAATCTCTATGGATTAGCTGGTTGCACCAGCCTCACCAACAAGACCTCGAACGATAACCAGACCGTACATATCAGGACGGACCATCTTCTTGGCGTAGCGAGTCATCACGCCCTTGCGAGGTACGAAGTCCTCGACACCGAAGATCGTCGGCGTGACCTGAAGAGGGACATACGGAGCGTAGACATAGCCCGACTCAAGGAAGCTACCACCCTTACGACCAATCAGAAGCACGTTCCGTGGGAAGTAAGGATCGACATAGATGTCGAACTTCTTAGAGAGCGAACCAACGTTCACTGCACCGATAGTACCCTTGTCCTGATCGTGGGTGACGGAGGCACGGAAGCCAGCCGTAAACTCAAGGATGTTTGCAACCTCGGGCGAAGTCACCACGAAGTTAGCACCACCCCGCAGAGTCTTACGGTGGATCTGAGCCGACACGTCGTTGATCGTCTCAACAAGTGTCTCGTACCACTCACTGACAGTACCCGTGAAGTCAGGAGCAGCCGAAGATGCACCAATCTCACGACCAGTCTCACGATTGACAAACAGACCGGGGGAACGCGACCAGTAGAATGTACCAGCTTTTGCACCCTTGATCAGGTCTTCGATGATCTCACGATCAATCTCAAGAGCAATCTGCTCGGAGAGGATCGAGGTCAACTCAACCTCGGCGTCAAGGTTGTGGTAAGCGTTGAGATCTTGCCCCAACTCTGGTGTCCACTTAGCCTTGAGCTTCTTAGTCACGGCTGTGACGGAGATAGAGTCCACCTTGATGTCGATCTCTGGGATCGCCTCGGTATCCTCAAGACCCCAAGTTGTAGTTGCTCGAACAGCACCAATTGCCTCCGAAGCGCCTGCCGTAGCAGTACCTCCAAAGTTGTCTGCAATCGTAGCTGCCAACCCAAACTTGCCAGTACCAGTAACCTCATGAGCCAACCCTTCATTGCCGATAAACAGGTTTGGCGTGGCTGCCGTTGCTTCAAAGACCATCTGAAGCTTGAAGTTAGCATTCTGCGGCAATCTTTCGTTTGTCGAAGCCGTCTGAAGCGTTGTCAAGCGACGCACCATGCGACCGTGAATCAACGAACCAGTTGGAGCAATAGCAACAAAGTTATCAAGATCCAACTGCGAAAGCACATCGGCAGAACCAGTCATACCAATAACCACAACAGTCGAGCCCGACAGGTCAGGATCAAAGCGCACCAACTTATCCAATCCAGCCTGCGAAGGCTGGGGAGTGCCCTGTGCTGGATCCGAATCAGAGCCAACAACACCATAACCTAGAAGCTGGGTTGGGATAACTGTCATAGAAGCTGTAGCGGAGCTAAAGCCGTTATTCAAGTTATACGGACCCTTCTCCGCATTTGCGCCAGTAAGACTGACACCATCGATCAACTCCTGACCGACAACTCCTTGACCATAGATCGATTCGCCCACAGACTGACCGAGCTTGGTATCACCAAAGGTGAAATCAAGGAAAAAGATAAGACCAGACGGCAAG